AAGTGGTCAATGGACTGGAGATATTAATACAACATATGATATCAACACAGGTGTTATCACTGGTACAGCAACAGCGGCACGATACGCTGACTTAGCAGAAAAATACACCACAGATGCAGACTATGAATCAGGAACAGTATTAATATTTGGTGGCGAAGAAGAAGTAACATTGTGTACCAAAAAATACGATAGGCGCATTGCTGGAATCGTAAGTGTTGATCCTGCATATTTGATGAACAATGATTTACAAAACGCATCAACAGTTGCACTTGTTGGGCGTGTGCCTTGCAAGGTTGTTGGGTTTATACGCAAAGGTGATTTAATGGTTTCAAGCGACACTGATGGACATGCTGAAGCGTGGAGAGATGAAAGTAGCCCTCCATATGGTACTGTGATTGGAAAGAGCTTAGAGAATAAAGATTCAAGAGGAACTGGTGTAGTTGAGGTTGTAGTTGGAGCAAGGTAATGCAACATTTTTATACTGCAGACTACGAAGGCGAAGTTGTTATTAACACCACTAGTTGGCGTGATGCACACAAAGAAGAAAACCGTGTGTGGATCCCAAAAACTATAATCAACGAACCTGACAATCTTACAGCACATGTTATAGGCAACGGTACTAGTAGAAGCAATTTTGATCTAAACTTTCTTAAAGGTCAAGCTGGTGGTTCTGAGGGTGTGCGCAGTGTAGGTCAAAGTTATGGTTGTAATGCACTGTACAAAGATTTTAATCCTACTTTTTTGTTGTGTTTTAATAAATTTTTAATTAAAGATTTAGTTGATAGTAACTATTGCGAAGATAATATTGTTTATAGTAATATGAAAAATATTAAAGAATATCCTAATAATTTTCATTTATATCCTCAATATTATAATTCACCTACAGGAATACTTGCAGCTCATATTGCTGCAGCAGATGGGCATCAAAGGATATTTTTATTAGGATTTGATTGGTACCAGACAGGCAAAGAAAATATATATTTTGATGAGGATAGCAATGTGTACGGTACTGTTCCGGATGTTAATGCAGCAAATCAAAAAAATATAAAAACTATGATTTCTTTGATTAATTTATATAGCGAAGTTGAATTTATTAGAGTTTCAACTGTTAATAGTGCATACTACCCTGAAGAATTAAATTGGTGTAATAACTTTAGGCAAATAAGTTATAGTAACTATTTTTCTGAAGCACAACTAGGTGCTATTGCAAGATAGATTCTAAAGTTTTAAATTTTTCAATAATTTCTTCTGCATTAATTGTGTTGTATACTCCTGGATGCAATGGTTTAGGATAATGTTCAATACTGGTCCAGGCATAACCTTTGTTTTCGTTATTTAAATTTGGTATAAACTCGTCACCAATTACACTTACATATGTTTGGAAAATAAAACCTTTGTTTACGTTTGTGAAACGTTCAACTGGTATATGCTTAGTTACGTTAGGCTGAAATCCAAGTTCTTCAATAATTTCTCTTTCTAATGCTTCAATATCACTTTCATCTGGTTCAACCTTACCACTGCAAAATCCCCAAGTGTTGTCATGATTCCTTGCGCTGCGCAATAGAAACAGATAACGTTTAGTAGACACTGCAAAAAAGAGTGTTCCTACACTACAATTTAGATTACTATGGTCCATGATCCTGCTTGATATTCACCTTCGTAGGACTTGACCCAAGTTGACCCAGTCCATTTATATTGAATTCCTGTGTGAAGATTAGTGATATATTGTATACCAGATTCTAACTTACTATTAAACGCAACTTGCCAACTACTTCCGTTATATTCAATAATATCGTTTGCACTTGCATAAAAGTCGTTTCCTTGATCATCTTTCCATGCATCAGGTCCATCTTGGTTGTTTATATTTCCAATATCATTCAATATAATATAACGTTGTCCTTCAGCAGATTCTAGAAGTCCTGCACCTGGCCCATTTTTTAAAGGATTGATAATTTTATCAATAGCGGATAAGCTATTAGTTGGAATTGTATCACTGTCAATTGTAAACAGCAATTGGTAATCGTTACTGGGGTGATAAGCAATTGTTCCTACAACTTGTCCAACTGGAGTATCAACTCTTATTTGACTAGTGCCAGATTGTAAATCTCCGTATTGATTTATAAGAGCACGCCAACTAGTGTCATCTGTACCAATTTTTAGTGGTGGATCATTTAGTATTGATGAACTTACTTTATTAGTTGTTGTTTCATTGCGATCTAAAATCTGTATAGTATTTCCTAATAAAATAATACCAAAGTTCATTGGTGTAAAGTGCATTCTAGTACCTAACAGTACATTTTCATCAATAACACCATCATCAATGCTGCCACTTTCATCATAAATGCTGGCAACAATCTTTGTAACAACACCAAGTTTTTTAACCTTACTAGGTGCACTTAACCAAATTGGCATTTTAAAACTGAGTGTTGCGATATCAATATTTTCATCTGCTCCAACTGGTACACTGCGGTTACTCCATGTAGTGCTTTCAAGCTGAATATAACTTAGGCTTCCCCAATCTAAATAGTTGTCTGTGCTTTGTATTTCTAGACTAGGGTTAAACAAAACTAATATTTGTTCTAACAATTGTAACTTTTGTGTGGTGTTAGATGTCCATATATCCAAGTTCATAGTAAGATCATATGGAACTGGCATCAAGCGTTCAACAGTAAAAGCATTACCTTGTTCTGTTGTGTACTGGCCAGTGTCCTGATCATACTTGCGCATGCGAATATGTTTTTTATCAACCGCATAAGGTTCTTGTACACGTTCTCTGCTATAGTCTAATGCAGTTACATAAGCACTCATCATTGGTGTAGGAATTACAGAATTTTCACTATTGCCGCGCAGTATGCTACTCACCTGTCTTGTGGCATCTCCATAGCGCACAGGCACTGTGACTAGTGTAGTTGTGCCATCTGCACCTTTGCCATATTCAACCTGAAAGTTACTAAATGCACGAATAAACTGTAGTAGGAATCTTCTTACCTGTTGATCATAAAAAAATTGAACTGGCATCACTCATCATCCTCTTGTATTTCTAATGCCTTGCTTAGTGCCTGGCGCTGAGATATTACAGTGTTATCATCCTGTGTTGTTGTGGCTGTGTTGTTAATGAAGCCAGTCTTAAGACTCTTTTGTCCTTCAGCACCTGGTGTTGGGTTGCGGCGTACATCATCCTCAACCTTTTGCCACCTATTTCCTGCAAGTCTAAACAGTCTGTTAGGCAAAAAGTCTAGTCTTAACACATACGAACCTTCTACTGCATCTGTAGGAAAACTGGTGCCCATTGCAATTGGAAAACCATTTGGTGCTAATCCATCGCCTACTAGATATCCACTATAAGAATTTGCATTGTTTGGTGTAATTCTTGTATTACTAGCATCGTGTAATTCACTGTCAGTGCTTATGCCAGTTTCATCTGCTCTATGTCCAACAGGCTCTAATGGATTGCCAGTTTCATCTGCAGGAACAACATAGTATTTGCTTATGTCATATCCACTTTCAGGAACTTCATTTTCTGCTTGTTCAACAACTTTTTCGGTAACTTCAAGTTCTTTTTGATATGTGCTTAACAGATCACGCAGTGTGCTTTCCGTAGCTTCACCGGTACTAGGATCAATTTGTATTTTGTCAAGTATATCTTTGTATTCTTGTGAGTCTACTAGTGGTGTACACTTAACACGCCAAAGATGAGGCCACCAAGTTGGTGAATATCCTTCGCTAGGTCTTGATCCTTCTTGTACTACATAATAGCGACTGAGAGCAAGATCCAGACTGGTATCAAGGCTGTGATAATCTCTGAGGTGAGGTAATTCAAGTACATCACCTGAAATAAGTTTACGACCTAAATTTTCAACCATATCATTGAGATGAAATGTGATGAATATAGTATCGTTCTGTAAAAATAATCCAAACTGTGACAGATCAAAATCTATGTCTGCAGTGTTATAGATACCACGCATGGTATAAACATCTGTGTCATACTTGCGATCTCTATTTTCTAGAAACAAGAAGTCTTGGATGGCCAGTGGATCATCTGCGGCTGCACGTGGTTGACTTGCATCATCACTTGCACCTTGATCATGAATGCCAAGATATTTGTGTATGTTTACACCAGTGCCACCTACTGTAAACATTTCATTGATGCGTTTATCAAAAAATTTAAAATCGTTAGTGTGGAGACCATCCTTCCACATAGAAATCCGAGGCATACGACATCCTTACATGTATCTATGTATTTATGGCTCTCCTAGTGTACCTGTGACACAAGATAATTTCAGCATAATGTTAGATATTGCAGCAGGTGTTAAATTTGGAATAACATCATCATCGTTGTGAATACCTGGTAGTTGTATAAATTTATCATCTTCAAAAACTGCTGCTTCGTACAAGGTCTTGCCTGGTAGTAAAACAACACTCAGCTGATAGTTGCCAAACTGTTGCATTGCTTGAAAGTGACCGGTTCTTACTTCGTTAAAAGTTAATGTATTAAACATTTTAAACATTTTTAACTCCTAACAATTAAGCCACACATTTGTATGGCTTGTTCCAATCACCAACATTGATGTCTGTGTAATGTGAACGACTAAAGTAGTCTGTCATTGCATCATCATCGTTAAAATACTTTGGACCCTTCATAGCGTCCAACAGTTCGTTTAGGAAGTCACGTTGAACACCATTGTAATGTGTATCAATCCAGTAAGGATTAACTTGAATATAACCATCACCGTGTGTGAAGTTGTCACTAAAATCAATTGCACCAGACTTGATGTTAACTGCTAGTGTTGAATGATTACGAACTGCAATGCTGGCTTTCATTTTATACTTTTTAAGAACTGCTTTGATAGCTGGTGCAAGTTCTTTTTTGTCTGCTTGTGATACATATGCCATTTGTTTTGTCTCTCTCTCTTTGTTTAACTTACTCTTATACAATAGCATATATACAACTGTTGTCAACCAGAATTAACCAGAAAAGTGAAGAAAAATGCAAATAGATTTACATGGATATACTGTACACAGTGCATGGCATATTTTCAATGATCGTGTCACAGATGCTTATTTTGCCAAGAGGAAAACTGTTACTGTGATAACAGGACAAGGCGCTATTATGCATGAATTTCAAACATGGTGTTTGAATCATCCACGCATCAAAGGATGTACTCGCACTCCTTACAATCCAGGAAGTTTTAAAATTAGTCTAAAAAAAGGTTGACAGATTGCTATAATGTGCTATTTTATAATAGTAAGTTGAGAAAAAGGAGCAGATGATGGGAATGTCAAATTATGTTTTGGATCAAGAAGATCAGTTTATCACTGAAGTAGAAGCAAAGATTGGCGGAATGGAATCAGTGGGTGAACTGACTAATCATTTACAACATGCTGGCCATTTTGATCTGATCAAACATATGGATAGTTTTGAACAAATAGAATTTGTAGAAACTATGTGGGATGAGTTTTGGTCCAAGTACCAATAGAAAGGCATTGGGATGATGATATATTGTGATGATCCTTGCGATGACGCTACACCTTGGATAGGAAAACTGAAAAACAAGAAAAAAGGTTGACAGAATCCTATACTGTGCTATATTAATATAGTAAGTTGAAATTGAGGAGAGATAGCATTATGGTTAGTAACGCAAAATTTAAAGATTTCATTGTAGCACTTAGCGCAGAAGATCAGCAAACAGTTGTTGATAGACAGTTGCGCTTGCTTCCTGCGTTTATTATGCAAGAAGTTGCTACTACTAATAATGCTAAAGTCATTCGCAAGTTAGAGAGCCGCTTAAAGCAGGTTCGCTTGATGTTGTCCTCTATTGTTGCTAACGGAAAGGTTGTGTAATGATAGACATTATCAAAGATATTGAAACACTTACTACAGTGCGAAATGCAGTTGTTAACGGTGTTGCCCGCGAGAAGACTGTTGAATTGTTAGATAAAGTTATCCAACTTAAACAGTTAGAGATAACTACATTTGAAAACGAAATGGAAAAGGAGTTTGCACGTGGCATTGACTGCTCTTAAAGGTAAAAAAACTAAGAAAAAAGCACCCCGTGCTAGGCGCAAAATTTCTGGTGCTGCAGGTGCACCTACCGACAAAGGTTATCGTTATTACAAAGATTATTTCCGTTTAGAGGTAGACAACAAAGAATGTACAGCCATTGTTAAAGCACATATTAAAAAGCATTTTAGTAAAGAAGATGCAAAGGTAATGCTCAAGTGTCCAGACTGGGCAATTGGCAGAAGTCATATTGCTGGATATTGTGCTTGGGTTGCACTGGGACACGAAGCACCCGAGGACAGTGTGAATTGGATGATAGGTTTCTTTGAAGGTGTCAAAGAACGTGGTGCTACTATTGTTGAAGAGACAGTAGTTGAAGAAAAACCAAAAAATGTATATGTACCAAGCATTCAAGAACGTATCCGTGAAGCAGCTGGAGTTATTATTGCTGAGATTGAAGGTGCAGTAGATGAATACATCACACAAGGTGCAAAGTTTACAGGCTTTGATGCTGTAAAGTTTTTCCGTAACAATAAAGTAAATCAAGCACATTGTAGACATATTCGTAGTTTTTATGAGCCTATCCTAGCAGAGTACATGCATCTTCAACTGCCTGCTAGTAAACAAGATGAGCAAATGCGTGAAGCATATGGTCACATGGACAAGAAAGAGATCAAAAAAGGTGTTGAGCTTTTTCAAGGTATTGTTAGTGCTTGCGATCTAGTTGTAGCAGAAAGCAAGGCCACACGAAAAACTCGCAAACCAAAGCCTAAGAGTGCCGACAAGTTGGTTGCAAAGATCAAATACTGTGTAAGTGATACCAAGTACAGTGTGGCCAGTATCAATCCTGTAGACATTATTGGTGCTACAGAACTGTGGGTATTTAATGTCAAGACACGCAAAATTGGCAAGTATGTTGCAGAAGATCATGCTACACTACAAGTCAAAGGCACAACACTTCAGTTCTTTGATGAAAAGGATAGTGTTGCAAAAACACTACGCAAACCAGAACAACAATTGCCTGAGTTTAATAAAGCAGGCAAGATACAGTTGCGCAAGTTCTTAGACAACATCAAAGGTGTGGAGACAAAACTAAACGGACGCTTCAATGCTGACACTGTGATTCTTAAAGCAGTTAAATAGCGATAAATAATATATCACATAAGGAATCACTATGGCTGCGGATATTACAAGTTTAAAGAACGACATTCGAGATTATATCTACCTACGATTAGGTGGAGACATGGTAGATGTTGAACTAGATCCTAGTCATTATGACATGTGCATTAACCAGAGTCTTAGGCGTTATAGACAAAGAGCTGCCAACAGTGTTGAGAGTTCTTACTTGTTTTTAACTGCAGTTAAAGAACAGCAAGAGTATGTGCTGCCTAACGAAGTAGAAGATGTTCGTCAAGTGTTTCGTCGCAGCATTGGTGGAAGTAATAATTCAGCTACACAATTTGAACCTTTTGAAGCAGGGTATGTAAACACTTATATGTTACAAGCAGGTCGCACAGGTGGCCAAGCAACATACGAAATGTTTTACCAGTATCAAGAACTAAGTCAAAGAATGTTTGGCGGGCACTTAAATTTTGAATTTAATCCAGTCACTAAGGTTATTACTATTTTACGAAAGTTTAACGCTGACGGCGAAGCTATGATTTTGTGGGTCTATAATTATAAACCAGACACACAATTATTACAGGACAGACACGCTGGTACATGGATTCAAGATTACAGTCTTGCTCTTGCTAAATTTACGTTAGGTGAAGCTAGAAGTAAGTTTGCTACTATTGCAGGACCACAAGGCGGCACCACACTCAATGGTGATACACTTAAAGCTGAAGCACAAGCAGAAATGCAGGCTCTAGATGAAGAGCTTAAAAACTATGTTGACGGTAGCGACCCACTCTCATTTATTATTGGCTAATAAGAGGTTAAAAAATATCTATGATAATAGGAATTTGCGGATTGATCGGCAGTGGCAAAGGCACGGTTGGTGATTTTTTAGTAGAAAACGGCTTTAAAAAAGTTAGTTTTGCTGACAAACTCAAAGACGGTGTTGCAACTGTGTTTGGTTGGGATCGTGTGATGTTAGAAGGAGAGACTGATGAGTCAAGACAATGGCGAGAACAACCAGACGACTTCTGGTCTCAAGAGCTTGATGACAACATTACCCCTAGGTTGGTCCTTCAAATGTTTGGCACTGATTGTATGCGTAATGGTTTTCACAATGATATTTGGGTAAGTCTACTCAAGCAAGAAATTTTAAAAGACCCTACACAACACTATGTGATTCCTGATGTGCGATTTTTTAACGAGCAGATTATGATTAAATCACTTGGTGGAAGAGTTTGGGTCGTTAAGCGTGGTGATGATCCTGAATGGATTGGCCAAGCCATACTTGATAATACAACTGGCAGTAATTTTATGAAACAGTATGATGTTCATGCCAGTGAATACAGCTGGATGAACACAAATGATAAATTTGATAGCATCATCTATAACAATAGCTCATTAGATAATCTTAAACATCAGGTGCTAAATCACCTCTTGCCCAGCCGGTTTTGATTAGTTCAGCATTGCAGTTCAAACACACTGTCTTGAGATTATAATTGCTAACATTAGTTAAATTTCCATCAATGTAAAAAACAGTAACTTGAGATCTAAATGTAGGCTTAAACCCACAAGCTTCACAGACTCTCTTTGGCTTGTATCCAGCATCAACCCATAATGGCTTTATAGGTTTGTGTAATTTTAAACACTGCTCACATCTTCTTCGATAGTATACCTTACCATCCTTATAGTAGTTTACTGCTTTAGGTCGCTTACCGCATTGGTCACATGATGGTCGTTGCATAGGTTATTTATACACCTTTAAAGGGAATGCCTATTTAAGGGTGTTTTTACTATTAACCGATAAATAATATAATAGAATTAGACCTTTACTAATGAGAGGATTTAGAATATGGCATTGATTTCAGCAGGCGTGGAGATTACCGTATCAGATGAGAGCCAATACGCTGGCTCGCAAGCAGGTAGTATTCCTGCACTGATTATTGCTACCGCGCAAGACAAAACAAAAGGATCAGGTTCAGGTACTGCATCAGGAACAACATCAGCAAATGCTGGTAACACATTCCTAGTTAGCAGTCAAAGAGAACTAACAGAAACATTTGGTAATCCAAGTTTTTATAGTAGTGCAGCAGGCACTCCAATTCATGGATACGAATTAAACGAATATGGACTTATGACAGCATACAGTTTGCTTGGTGTAAGTAATAGAGTATATGTTACTCGTGCAGATATTGACCTAGCTGAACTAGCACCAAGTATTGGACGTCCAACTGGCGCACCAGCAACTGGTACAATTTGGTGGGACATGGGCTCAGACACAACTTGGGGCATCAGTCAATGGAATGCAACTAAAGGTACATTTACTAACAAGGTACCAACAGTTATTACAAGCACAACAGACCTAACAGGTGGTGTTCCAAAAACATCAATTGGTGCTATTGGTGATTATGTAGTTGTTGCAACAAATACATCAAATCCAGTGTACTACAAAAATCGTAGTAATGCTTGGGTACTAGTTGGCAGTAGTTCATGGCAGACAAGTTGGCCAGCAATTAGCAGTACTACTGCAAGTCCAACTCTAACAAACGGTGACAGTATCACACTTAATGGATCAACTGTTACACTAAGTGGTACAACTGTAACTGCTCTTGCTTCAAGCATTAATACTGCAGCAATCACAGGCGTTACGGCAGCAGTTGTTGATAACAAAATTGAAATTTATGCTACTAGCAGTGCAGCAAGTGACGGGTCTACTACAGACGGTAAAATTATTCTTGCTAACAACAGTGGTACAATTTTAAGTGCAACAGGTTTAGCAGCTGGAACATATGCATGTCCTCTACTTGCACAAGATCCACATTACACTGTTCCGCAGTGGAAATCAACAGACACTACACCACGTCCAAGTGGTGCTATTTGGATTAAAACAACTTCAAGTAACTTAGGCGCTTCAATTGATGTAAGTGTGTATAATACTTCAACGTTGAGATTTGATTCAATAACATCACCTCTTTACGAAAATGATCAAACTGCTCTTAAAAACTTAGACACTACCGGCGGCGCATTAATTTCAGCTGGTTCATATTATGTACAGTATGATGTAACTGAAAATGATACAGCAACTTACAAATTGTTCCGTAGATATGCAAGTGCTGAGCTAATTGTAACTGGTAATATTGCAACTTCAGCACCTATCACTGCAGCAGAAACATTTACAATCAGTGCAAGTGCAGCAAATAGCACAACACTTAGCACTGCAGTTTCAGTTACTACTAGTGGCACAGGAATTGCAGACATTGCTAGTGACATTAATGGTGCTAACGTTGCAAACGTTAGTGCAAGTGTTACTTCAGATGGGTTCTTGCGTATTCAACATGCATTGGGTGGAGTTATTGTACTTAAAGATACAAGTGGTACTCCAGTAACTGATGCAGGTATTGTAACAGGTATTACAACTGGTCAAGTAAGATCAGGTAACAACAGTGACGTTATTCTAAGTAACTGGGTTGCACCAACATATACTGCAAGTTTAACAGCACCAACTGCTGATCCAATAGAAGAACGCAAATGGTATCACAGTGGATTTGAAGCAGATATTATGATTCATAATGGTACAACTTGGAAAGGTTACCAGAACATCAGCAATGATGCACGTGGTCATGATCTAACACAAACAGATCCAGAAGGTGTTATCTTTAGTGCAACTGAGCCAACAACACAAACTGATGAAACAGCTCTAGCACTTGGTGATATTTGGTTGGACACTAGTGACTTAGAAAACTACCCAAAGATCTATCGTTACCAAGCAGTTGAAGGCGAAAATCGTTGGGTATTGATTGACAACACTGATCAAACCACTGAAAATGGTATTTTGTTTGCTGATGCACGTTTTATGGGCGATACAACAACAGATGTTGTTACAGGCACAATTACAACAACCAAAGCATTGTTAACAAGTGATGTACTTGATATTGATAGTCCGGATCCATTAGTTTACCCACGTGGTATGTTGTTGTTCAATACAAGACGTAGTAGTTACAATGTTAAAGAATATCGTGCAAATCATTTTAGTAGAACTAACTTTACTGATGCAGCAACATATCCTTCATTGCCAACTGAAAAAGCGGCTTGGGTATCAGTAAGCGGCAATAAGAGCGATGGCTCACCGCTAATGGGTCGTAAAGCACAACGTCAAATTATTACTGCAGCAATGAAATCAGCAATTGATGCAAGCACTGATCTACGTGAAGACAGTCGTGCATTTAACTTGATTGCAGCACCAGGATATCCAGAGCTAATTCCTAACATGGTAGCACTTAACAATGATAGACGCAGCACAGCATTTGTTGTTGGTGATAGTCCACTAAGACTAGCAACAGGCGGTACTGCAGTTGCTAACTGGGCAAGCAATGCTAATGTAGCATCAGAAGATGGTGAAGATGGATTGATAACTAGTGATCCATATGCAGCAGTATTTTACCCAGCTGGTAGAACAAATGACTTGAGTGGTAACACAATTGTTGTACCAAGTTCACATGCAGCACTTAGAACTATCATACGCAGTGACGAGCAATCGTTCCCATGGTTTGCACCAGCAGGTACAAGACGTGGCTTACTTGATAATGTAAGTGCTATTGGTTATATTAATAGTGCAACAGGTGAGTTTGTTGTTGATAACGTTACTGAAGGCATGCGTGATACATTGTATTCAAATAAAGTCAACCCAATGACATTCATTAATGGGTATGGATTGATGAACTATGGTAACAAGACTCGTGCAGCAGGCTCAAGTGCATTGGATCGTATTAACGTATCAAGACTTGTTAGTTTCTTACGTAGAAGTTTACAAGATTATGCAACAAACTTTGTGTTTGAACCAAACGATAAGATCACAAGAGATGAACTCAAAGAGGGCATTGAAAGTATCCTAAACGACTTGGTTGCAAAGCGCGGCTTGTTTGATTACTTGGTTGTTTGTGACGAAACCAACAACACAGCAGACAGAATTGATAGAAATGAACTTTATGTTGATATTGCTATTGAGCCTGTTAAAGCTGCAGAATTTATCTTTATTCCAGTTAGACTTAAGAATACAGGTGAGATTGCAGCAGGTAATGTTGCAGCAGCAGCAGCAGTGTAAAACACTTCATAACACACTTAAAAAGAGGGGTTTATCCCCTCTTTTTTTATGATATGTTAATGACCCCTGTTTTTTTCATACACCAATACGATAAATACATTGTAAAAAGACATTAAGGAGATTGATATGTCAGTGTCATCACTAAGCAGATTTACTGTCCCACTTGACAGTAACCAGAGCGCAAGTAGCCAAGGTCTACTAATGCCAAAATTAAAGTATCGCTTCCGTGCGGTATTTGATAACTTTGGCATTTCAACCCCAAGAACAGAATTAACAAAACAAATTATGGATATTACTCGTCCGGACGTAACATTTGATCCAATTGAAATTCCAGTGTATAACAGTAAGGTTTTCCTTGCTGGTAAGCACACATGGTCAGATGTAACAGTTAACGTTCGTGATGATGTTAATGGTAATGTTAGCCGTCTTGTAGGCGAGCAGTTACAGAAGCAATTTGACTTCATGGAACAGGCTGCAGCAAGTTCAGGTATTGATTACAAGTTTATTACTAAATTTGATATCCTTGACGGTGGTAATGGTGCAAACACACCAACAACACTTGAAACATGGGAATTGTATGGTTGCTATCTTGCAGGTGCAAACTATGGCGATCTAAACTACGCAACAAACGATCCAGCAAGTATTGCTCTTACAATTAAGTTTGACAATGCAGTACAGACACCACTAGGGTCTGGCGTTGGCGCTAACGTAGGCAGAGGTACTGGCGTAACTATCACTGGCTAATAGGATTATTAGCAGATGGCTAGAACCACTAACATAAACAACTTCCTTAAACCAGCAACGGAAGTGCGAGATTACGATCATGCGTCTCGCACTTTCCTTGCGAATGCATATGCATTAGCACCACGTTTAAGAAGTCTATATCTTTGTGTGTTTAATTTTGCACCTGAAGTAGCAAGAAAATTTGCAAATGAAGAAAAAATTGAATTGCCATTGCTGGTAAAATCAGTTGATCTTCCCTCTTATAATATTTCTACAGACACACACAATCAATACAACAAAACAGTATACAGTCAGAATAAGATACAGTATACTGATGTGAATGTTATGTTTCATGATGATGCAAGTGAACTTGTTATCAAAATGTGGTACGAATACATGACACATTATTATCTTGACAGTTTGTACGAAAGTACAGACTTTGCGGTGCGTGATAGATATAGCGATACACGAACAAAATCTGAATGGGGATTTGCAAGGGGTGCTGGAAAATTTTTTAGCAGCATTGATCTATACACACTACATGGTGGACGATTTAGTGAATATAAGTGTATGAATCCTATTATTAGCAATTTTAAACATGGACAACATGCTGCTGGTGACTTTACACCATTAGAACACAGTATGACTTTTAGTTATGAAAGTGTGTTGTATGCTAGTGGAATCACTGACAATAATAATCCAAAAACATTCCTTAATGGTTTACACTATAATTCCGCACCTAGCCCATTAGGCAACGCTAACTCTCCTGAGACTGGATCTGACTATAAACCTCGACAAGCTAATCGCCAAGACGTCCCTGGAACAAAAACCAGAACAATAAACGGCAACAGTAATATTGCTGGATTTGATTCGTCAGTTGGCGGTGCTGGCTTTGATCAACAAAATCAATCTAATTTACAAGAGCAAAAAATTCCAGCAGCTGGAGCAGGTAACCAATCATCTCTTTCTCAAACGCTAAACCAAGCAGCAAATGTAAGAAGTAATTTTAACGAAGTTACTCCGGCTGTGAGTCGAGATACTAATTTACAATCAGATAGCAACAAATTTAATGTTGCAAATGTCAATCCAAATACTCAAGTTGGATCTGATGACCTGCGCTACAACAAAGATAATAGAGTTAGAAGTAATGGATCAGCTACTGGTAATAGTAAGTTTAAAGGTGTTACTGCAGAACAAGATGTTAATGTTGCTAACGGCTTTGCTATACCATCAAACAATGGAAGCCCAGCACATCCTAATAAAGTTAACCAATATAATGTAGCAAAAGATTCTAATCAAGCTCAATTAGGTGATGGTTCAAACACAGTAGCAAGCAGACATCAAAAACTCGTAGAGACACAAGCAAGAATAAAGCAGTTAACCGCACAGTATAATGATTTACCTGATTCAATTAAAGAAAGTGGCATTGGGCGAGATTTATTAAGAGAAAATAATGAACTTGTTGATTATTATAATGAGTTACAATCAGGCCCTGGGGCAAGTCAACAAAGAACAACAGTTACTCCTAATCCTAGAGATTTAGATCAAAGCCTTGGTGGAGATCCTATTGATGGTAACATTTCATCTGAAACAACGTTTAGTACTCCAACTGTGACCAACGAAAATACAGCAAGATCTTCACTAGGACCAGAAGTAGGTGACACTAGTGTAGATTTAGGTGGCAGCTGGACACCTCCTGTTGATAATACAGATCAAGAAGATTCAGACCAAACACCTGGCGCAATTTAAAGGATATCAATATGGCACAAAGTTCAAATTTACCATTAACAAATCCAAACGATGATGTTGATCTACGAGTAAACACATATTTTGAAGAATACTTTAAAAAGAGTATAGCATTTGATAATAATGCATATGATCTTGTTAAAGCATTTTTTCTTGAACGAACTAGCAACAACCTTGAAGCAACTGCAGCATTAACAGTTTCAGTTATGACTACATCATATGAGTTAGATTTGTTTCCTCAAGATGTAATTGAAAATCTTAAAAAAGGTGATCTAACTCAGTCTCTAACTGCTTTTTTGAATCTAACTCGCAAAGGCAATAGTTTGCTTGGGTATAGCAAACAACTTGCTCCTCCAATCAATATACGAAGACAGATTAGAATTTAATGGCTAGGGGAAAATGGGCAAATGGCCTATTTGAAATGGCCAATCCAGAAAAATATGCAGGCATCAAAAAGCCACGCTATCGCAGTGGATGGGAACATGCTTTTATGCGCTTTTGCGATAATCATCCCAGCGTTATAAACTGGGCCAGTGAGAGTATACAAATACCTTATCGCAATCCACTTACAGGCAAGCAAAGCATATATGTGCCAGACTTCTTAATAGTATATCAGGCCAAAGGCGGTAAGAAACATGCAGAGCTTATTGAAGTAAAACCTGAGTCGCAAACTCGACTTACTGAAAAAACAAGCAAACATGATAAACTTGCTATTGCTGTTAACCATGCTAAATGGGAAGCTGCAGCAAAGTGGTGTAGACTAAAAGGATTGACATTTAGAATTGTAACTGAGGGTGATATATTTCACCAAGGTAAAAAACGTAGGTAAGTATTATTATGTTTAGTAAAGAGTGTAAACAACATCTCAAAGAAGTAGATGAGACGGCAGTACAACACATGTGTGTTGCACTAAAGGCTGCAGTTCGGCTACAATTGTGTGTGCCAGTATTGATTGTGCATGCAATAGCGCCTAGATTTTTTACTCACACAGCGAGTAAAACCATGCAGGATATATTGGATCGTAGATGACAAAAAAATTAGAAGAATTATTTGACGTAGAAACCAGCGAAGATGTTGTTGATCGCATGGTTGCTGCAGAACCTGCAGAAGAAAAACCAATGACTGTTACTGAAATTGAAACAGCAATGACCAAAGTAGATAAGATTGATGCAGCACTACCAAGTGTGCGTGATCTTGAAACCAGTGACAATGAGATGGATGAGATTGCGCAACTTGCACAAGACACATTCAAAGACCTCATGGACTTGGGTATGAATGTTGAAGCACGTTTTAGCGGTGAAATATTTGGTAATGCTGCTAGGATGTTAGATACTGCACTGAGTGCAAAAGCACACAAAGTAAACAAGAAACTAAAGATGGTAGATCTACAACTCAAAAAAGCCAACATGGATGCAAGAATTGCCAAAGAACAACAAAGCAACGGAGAAGTCAGCACTGATGGCGAAGGTGTTGTTCTTGATCGTAATACGTTGTTAGCAAGCATACTAGATAAAAAGTAGTACTTAAAGTATAAATACTCTGTAAGGAAGTAACAACAATGAAAAGTTTTAGAAGTTATTTAACAGAAAGTGAAAAAACCTATAGCTTTCGTATTAAGATTGCAGGTGATGTAGACAGCAACCGTGTTGATGCATTAGAAACTGCACTTGAAAAGTACGAACTAAAAAGTTTAAGTAAGCCTAAGAAAACTCCTATCCAGGAGCATCCAATGGACTTCCAGACACTGAATAACAGTGAAGTACACATCATGGATGCAGAGGTTAACTATCCTGTAACTGCTCATCAATTGTATGAGTATCTAACACAAAATGGCTGCTGCGAAGCACCACACCTTGTTGTTATTAACAAAAACCATCCTGAAGAAATTGCTCGCGAAGAGGCTCTAAAAGGAGACCAAGAGTATACTTCTAAATTAGAGGATGCGGACTATAAAGATGCGGCTGATGTTAAAACTGAAGAAGTATTTGGCGATGCTTACAACGAAAACATGCTAAAAAGTTTAGAAACCCGCAAATACGAATTCGCGAAGAAGGAATAAAATTATGCAAGACGTACTAGCAAAACTTAAAGAAATTGTTGGAACTTATGACAACGAAGATATGCAAGCAGCTATTGCCGCATCACAAGTTACACAGACAGAAGAAACAATTGACGAGGCAGACATGATGCCTAAAACACTTAAATGTAAAGAGTGTGGCGACATGCTGGGCAACCCAACTACAGATTGTCCTTGTGACAGTCAGGATCCAAAAGGTGACAACTGGATTATGGTTGATGTTGACAATGATGGCGACATGGATATGGCAGTTGCAAATGAAGAAGAAGTTGCTGAAGAAGAAGCAGTTGAAGAAGATAGTGTTGAAGAAGTACACGAAGAGGAAGTTTCTGAAAGTGTAGACCAAGATGCTACTGACTTTGAACGCATGCTTAAACTTGCAGGTCAAAGTGGTGTAATTGGTATGAGTACCAATAACATTCTTGTAACAGAAAGTGTTGAAGTTGCCGAAGATGAATTCAGTGAAGAAGCATTTGTTGCTAAAGAAGCAGATGATGAAGAAGTTGATGAAAGCAAGTCAGAAGATGAAAAGCGTTGGAAACAAACTGGTATGTCTCCAGAAGAAGCAATAGCAAAATACGGCAAAGAAAACGTAAAAGTTAAAAAAGGTGCATTGCGTAATGGCGATGACATGGTAGAAGTATTAGTTGATGAAATGGTAGAAGCAGTAGGCGCTTCAGCTGATCCAATCATGGACTTATGTGATGACCTAGGATGTGATCCAGATCATCCTATATTTGCAGAGTTAGTACGTTACCTAAGCGGTGACCAAATTAAAGATTTCGTAGCAGACTTCCGTAGACATAACGATATGAATCATCCAGGTGAAGATGGCGATTACGGTGATGACGATGCAAATTTTGAAGAACATGTAGAAGAATCTGAATCAGTAGAGGAAGCAACAGTTGAAGTTCCTGTACAAGAACTTGCTGAACTAATGAAACTTGCAGGTTATGAAAACTATGCAGACCAGATTGAAGAGTATGCTAACGAGCCAGCAGAAGAGTATAGTGATGTTGAAGATCAAATGATTGGTCTAAGCGGTGGACTTAATGGTCCTAAAAAAGCATATGCTGCAGCCGCTGGTGGTGACAACCCAATGGATCAAGAGCCAACTGACATCGAAGAAGATGACAAGTTGACTTTTGAAGGTATGTACAAGCGTTATAT